TGAGCACCCTGATATCATGGAGTTCTTGGAAATTGGAACTGAGGGATTTCCTATTCAAGACTTGACACACGCAGTTACTGTGACAGATAAATTCATGGAGGAGATGATTGCTGGTGATGAAGAAAAAAGAGCTGTATGGGCTAAAGTTATTCAACGTAGAGGTGAGATTGGATATCCTTATGTGATGTTTACTGACACAATGAATAACAAGGCACCTGAAGTTTATAAGGACAAAAATATGAAGATCTATAACTCAAACCTTTGTTCTGAGATTGCTCTTCACAACTCAGAAGATGAATCGTTCGTTTGTGTCCTCTCTTCAATGAATCTACTTCATTATGACGAGTGGAAAGACACCGACGCGGTTGAAACTATGATTTATTTCTTGGATGCTGTTGTCACAGAGTTTGTAAGTAAAATTGACGACCTGAGAAACAATGGTACCATTGAAGGACAAAGAGCGTTCTTCTACTTGGAAAGAGCTTACAACTTTGCTAAAAGACAACGAGCTCTTGGTTTAGGTGTATTGGGTTGGCATTCATTACTTCAATCCAAAGGACTTCCTTTCGATAGTAAAGAAACTGCAAAACTTAACATCGAAGTATTCAAACTTATTCAAGATAAGTCATACCAAGCATCAGCTAACCTGGCAGAACTTTTTGGTGAACCTGAAACGTTGATTGGTTATGGTAGAAGAAATGTAACATTGAATGCCATTGCACCTACTACGTCCTCAGCATTTATTTTGGGACAAGTTTCACAATCTATTGAACCTATTTGGTCAAATGCATATGTTAAAGATGTTGCTAAGTTGAAAGTGACAATTAAGAACCCCGTTCTACAAAAGTTGTTGGCATCTATGAAAAAAGATACCAAAGTTACTTGGGATAGTATTAAGAAACATGATGGATCCGTTCAACATTTGGATTTCTTGACTGATGAACAAAAAGAGGTTTTTAGAACTTTTTCTGAGATCAATCAGTCGGCGATCATCAACCAAGCGGGTCTTAGACAAGATTTTATTGACCAAGCACAGTCTTTAAATCTTATGGTTTCACCTGACATGCCCACCAAGGATGTCAACAAACTTTTGATGGACGCTTGGCAGTTGGGTGTAAAAACACTCTACTACCAACACTCGATGAACTCGGCTCAAGCTTTTGCGAGAAAGAAACTAAACGTTAATGATTTGGTTTGTACTTCTTGTGAGGCGTAACAAATAATCGTTTTATTAGATAAACCCGTCAATCCGACGGGTTTTTTTATTTTATTAAAAAAATCTTAGGATTATATTTATCAGATATGGCAGAAGGTATTACATATGGTTTAATATTTCCGTTTAATGATTCGGTGACCGGCGACTTCTTGGAGTTGAGTGAAACTCAATACCAACAAATAAGAAGTGACTTAATTCATCTATTATTAACTCGTAGAGGATCAAGATATTTTTTACCTGATTTTGGAACCCGTCTATATGAGTTTCTTTTTGAACCTTTTGATGGATTAACATTTGACTCAATCGAAGCGGATATCAGAGATTCAGTTCAAAGATACATGCCAAATTTATTAATCAATAAGATTACGATAGAAGAAGCGGATCCAAGTGAAGAAGTTCCTTTAGCTAAAGGAAGACCTGTTGTTGGACAATCAAGAGAAACTCCATTCAAAGTTCCGGGTAAAGGAACCTCGGAATATACTGCAAAAGTGAGAATAGATTTTACAGTTGATAACTTGGCGTTTGCTCAGAGTGATTTCGTGATCATCAATATTTAAGATTATATGGCAAGTAATAAAATATCATACGTCTCAAGAGACTACGAGAGTATTAGAGTAGAACTCCAAAACTATGTAAGAACCTATTATCCTGAGTTGATTCAGGACTTTAATGATGCTTCGGTATTCTCAGTATTTTTGGATTTGAATGCCGCTGTTGCCGACAACCTACATTACCATATTGATAGAAGTATTCAGGAGACCGTTCTTCAGTACGCACAACAACGATCTTCAATATACAACATTGCAAGAACATATGGTTTAAAAATACCTGGTCAAAGACCTTCAGTTTCTTTAGTTGATTTTTCTATAACTGTACCGGCTTTTGGAGACAAAGAAGATGAAAGATATCTTGGTGTTTTGAATCGTGGGTCACAAGTCTTTGGTGCGGGTATCGTTTTTGAAAACCAAAATGATATAGATTTTTCTTCGCCATACAATGGTTCAGGATTTCCTAACCGTTTAAAAATACCAAACTTTGATGCTAATGGAAACTTGGTTAATTACACCATAACTAAACGAGAGTTAGTAACGAATGGTATTACCAAAATATTCAAGAGAGTCATCAATCCAAGTGACGTAAAACCTTTCTTTGAAATGTTTTTACCGGACAAAAACGTTTTAGGTATAACAAGTGTTTTACTCAAGAGTGGAACCAATTATACTAACGTACCTACCGCCGCTGAGTTCTTAGGATTGGCGAATAGATGGTATGAAGTAGACACATTAGCCGAAGATAGAATCTTTATCGAAGATCCGACAAAAGTTTCGGATCAACCTGGTGTTAAAGTTGGTAGATACATACAAACTAATGACAGATTTATAAGTGAATTTACCCCTGAAGGATTTTTAAAAATGACTTTTGGTGGAGGTGCAACCTCAGCCCAAGATCAGTTGAACTTATTTACAAATCTTGGAACTCCAATCAATATCCAAACTCTCACGAATAACTTTTCATTGGGTTCAACATTAGTTCCAAATTCAACATTGTTCATTCAGTACAGAGTTGGTGGTGGACTAGCAACTAACTTAGGTACCAACGTCATCAATCAAGTTGGTACAGTTTCCTTCTTTGTAAACGGACCCTCAGCAACAATTAATACCTCAGTTGTAAACTCCTTGAGATGTAACAACGTAACTGCAGCTATTGGTGGTAGTAACGCTCCTTCAACTGAAGAAGTTAGAAACTATGTAACTTATAACTTCGCAGCACAAAACAGAGCGGTAACAGTTAATGATTACAACTCATTATTAAGGAACATGCCATCAGTTTTCGGTGCACCAGCTAAAGTCGCCATCACTGAAAATAATAATAAGATTGTTATTAGTCTCCTGTCTTATGACACCTCAGGTGCATTAACAAGTATTGTTTCAAATACACTTAGACAAAATATTGCAAACTACCTTTCAAACTACAGAATGATGAATGATTACATTTCTGTAACAAGTGCTGAGGTTTTGGATCTTGGAGTCGATGTGTCTGTGGTTTTAGATGCCACACAAAACTCAGGACAAATTGTAACGGATATCGTAAACAGAATTGCAGACTATTTCAATCCTCAAGTTAGAGAACTCGGACAAAATGTTTATATATCGGAACTTAGAAGTATTCTCCAAAACTTAACAGGTGTAATCACAGTCACTGATATGATATTTCAAAATAAAGTGGGGGGTCAATACTCTTCGGCAGAAACCTCGATGCCTTACTCAGATCCTGAACAAAAAATTATACAATCTGTAGACGATACTTTGTTTGCACAACCTAACCAAGTTTATCAAGTTAGGTATCCACAAAAAGACATTAAGGTAAGAGTTAAGAACTTCCAAAACGTTTCCTTTTCTTAACTTTATTATATCCACAAAGGGGGTATATTTTCTAAGATAGGGTTTTTAGAAAAAACCTGATTAACTATTTATGAAAAAAGCCTTTGATGGGAAAGTCGTATAGGATTAAAACCGACATCGGTGTCGATAAGAACATTTCACTTCAGTTAGATCAAGATTTTGAGTTTCTTGAGATACTGTCCTTGCAAATTTCTCAAAATGACATCTACACAAAAAACTGTGCCGACTATGGAGTTGTGGTTGGTAGGGTTGTTGCCAATGGTGGACTTGGTATTCCAAATGTTAAGGTTTCGATTTTTGTTCCAATCACAGAGACCGATTCTCTGAACGAAGAGGTTGTTGCAATTTATCCATATGTAAATCCTAACGATAAAAACGATGATGGTTATAGATATAACTTGTTACCTTACACACCATCTTATCCAAATCATGCTGCCACAGGAACTTTCCCAACAAGAGGGGACGTACTGAAAGACCCTTTAGTTGCTCAGGTCTACGATAAGTATTATAAGTACACGGTCAAAACAAATGAGAGTGGAGACTACATGATCTTTGGTGTTCCACTTGGACAACAAACTATTTTCATGGATTTGGACTTGAGTGATATTGGTGAGTTTTCACTTACCCCTCAAGATTTAATAAGACTTGGATTAGCCACAGACGCTCAGGTGGCAGGAAATACGTTCAGGTCTTCACCTGATTTGGATACACTTCCACAGATTGTAAGTTTTCAAAAAACATTTGAGGTAAACCCATTTTGGGGTGATCAAAGTCTTTGTCAAGTTGATATCTCGAGAGTGGATTTTGATTTGAGAGATGAATTGAACATTGATATTCAACCCACGTCAGTTTTCATTGGGTCGATGTTTTCAACTATCGATAAGTATCGTATCGCGGCACCGAAAAATAGGAGTAACAGTGCACCATTAATGACCTCAGCGGGTTGTAAACCAAAAGACAATTTAGGTAACTTATGTGAGTTGACACCGGGTCCCGGTCAAATACTCGCCGTGAGACAAACTATATTTCAAGATAGTTTAGGTAGACCCATATTAGAGCAGTATAGGTTAGAAAACTCAGGTAATGTCATCGATGAAAATGGTACTTGGATGATCGAAGTTCCTATGAACATGGATTATGTTACAACCGCTGAGGATGGAACAAGAATATTTTCTAATGACCCAAAGGTGGGAATACCAACAAAAGGTCGATATAGATTTAAAGTTAAATGGGACCAGTCACCATCACAAACTGAACAAATTAAAAGACCATACTTCTTAATACCAAACGTTAGGGAGTATGGGTGGAGTACAAGTGTCTCGGATCCCATATATCAACCAAATAATCCAACATCGAGTAAAGATTTACAATCGTCCTATTATTTCGGACTTGATTGGAGTGGTTATACAGAAGCTTTTTCTACTTTGGTCTCTAATGAAAAGTTACAAAATGCGTTAAATTGTGAAGACACGTTTTATGAGTTTTCATATAATAAAGTTTACACTGTTTCATCATTATTAGATCAATACAAACGAGGTCTAAATCGGGGTAGATTTATTGGTATCAAAGAAATTGATAATAATGATTGTGCTTCTACCGTGAATAAGTTTCCTGTCAACGAGGGATTCAAAAACTTCGACACACAATTTTTTCTTTTTAGTATTTTACTACAGATCTTTCAGATTATTTTTCCACCCTTACTCATTGCTTATCATTTTATTGCATCTATCAGACAACTTCTAAGAATAATCACAGGTGTCTTAGGTGTTGCGCTAATAGTATTCGCTGGTATTCTTTACGTTTTAGCCGGTGCTCTCGCAATACCAACTTTTGGTATTTCAGTTGCGGGTATTGGTGCGGCGGCAAAACCATTTTTGATAAGTGGTATTCTTTTACTCACATCTTCGATTCTTATAAGTATAATCAAGTTTAAATCTTTTGGTTTATCGATGATTACTTATCCTGAATGTAATTCTTGTCCTTGTGGTTCTGATGGTAATGATGATGATTCTTCACAAGTAGGTGCGGGGCTTTTGACGCCAGTTTCTTCATCATATTATTATACAGAAAAATTGGTGTCAGATGGTAACAACTTTCCAACTGATATTAAATTTGGTGATGACGGCCAATATTCTGATGCAAACGTGGGGTCAGCATCCTTAGCGATAAGTAGTACACTTGGCACTATTACAACTAATGCTAATAACCTCACAGAGTTCAAAACTACATTATCTGATTTTGTTAGATTACCTGATGACACAACTACATTTGGGATTCCAAAAAAAATGTTTACATACTCAAATGAATTACCATTGGGTGCAAGAATCAACTTATTCAACACAAGAAAAAAATATTTTGATGGGTTAAATAAAATTAGTGTAAGTTTTGATTCTAACTCAAACCCCTTCTCAAAACACTTTGACAATACCCTTTCTGTTTTAGCGATA